AAAAGGGCGGTCCGAGAAATTCGAAAAAGTGCGATTTTTCATTTTAGAGCATAATGCTCTCATTTCCGTTTTTTGATGAAAATATTTGTTATGATAAGTTTTTTACTATTTTAATATAAAAGGATTTAGGCGTTTTTTAATATTCTGTATTAATATAAATGGATATTAAAAAAACGCCGAAAAACGCCGAAATGTTTGTATGTGAATGTTGTGACTTTGAATGCAGAAAAAAAAGTGATTGGATAAGACATATTAACCGTCCCAAACATTTAAAAGAACAAAAGAATATAAATGAGACGCCAAAAAACGCCGGACATATTTGCGGCAAGTGTGCAAGAGAATATAAATATTATTCCGGTCTATGGAAGCATAATAAGACGTGTATAGAAGAAAATAAATTTGAAAATATAGTTATAAAAGAAAAAGAACAACATGAAATAAAAATATTAACCAATCTCGTGTTAGAAGTTGTCAAAAATAATTCAGAATTGCAAAAACAAACCCATGAAATGCAAAAACAAATGCTGGAATTGTATAAACAAGGAGCAATTGGTGTTCATAATAGTCACAATACTAACAATAGTCATAACAAAACCTTCAATCTTAATTTCTTTCTGAACGAACAATGCAAAGACGCAATGAATATTATGGATTTTGTCAACACTTTTCAACTGGATTTTTCCGACTTTGAGAGAATTGGTGAGGTAGGTTATGTAGAAGGGATATCCAACATTGTTATAGATAAATTAAACGAGATGGATGTATACAAGAGACCAATTCATTGTAGTGATGCCAAGAGAGAGATTATGTATGTAAAAGACAAGGATGTCTGGGAAAAAGAAAACGAGAACAACGATAAGATACGCTTGGCTTTAAAACATATTACCAAGAAGAATACCGACCTGATTCGCCCTTGGGCAATTGCGCATCCGGGTGTGTTGAATAGCGATCACCGATTAAGTGACAAATACCAGGAAATGATTATTGAAGCCATGGGCGGCAACAAGAAGAATAAAAATATGAAAGAAGGCGAAGATAAAATTATTAAGAAAATCAGTAAGATGGTTCTCATTGACAAAAATATGTAAAAATAGATTTTTTGAAACTGAGCAAATGGATTTTGGACATTTTTTACACCTTTGGACATTTAAAATACCGAATTTATTATATAAATAAAAAATTGATTAAGAATAATTATATATATGTTATGTAATTAGAGAATGAATAAAACAAATATAATATCTGGAGATACATTAAAAACAATGTTCCAAGGTGCGTTAGGAGCTATGTCTTTCGGTGTTTATCATCAATTTACGACTAATAAAATGATGGAATTAAACAATGAAAAACAAAATTTACTACATAAATATTTGATGGATAAACACCAAAACGAAATTGACGAGTTAAAGGAACGAATTAATAAATTAAATAATATCAGCGAAGCAAGTAAAAAAGTATGGTGGTATTAATCGGCGATTTAAATGTCCAAAGGTGTAATATACAAGGAAAAAATTATAATATTATTTAAACGACCGTTTATTTTTCTTTGTCTTTGTTTGTTTTTTCCCTTTTGCTCGCTTGGTTTGCTTTTTCTTTTTACAACAGTTAGTCTGGTTATCGTAACAAGATGTACCCCAGGCACCTCTACCTCCATAGCATTTGCAACATTTCATATATATAAAAAAGGAAGAAAAAATCGAAATTTTGAAACTGAGCAAATGGATTTTGGACATTTTTAAAATGTCCATTTTTGAAAAGGGCGGTCCGAGAAATTCGAAAAAGTGCGATTTTTCATTTTAGAGCATAATGCTCTCATTTCCGTTTTTTGATGAAAATATTTGTGATGCTAATTTTTTCATCATTTTTATATATTAATATTATTAATATTTAGGGAATTTTTTGTTCTACTAATATATAGAATTAATGAACGAAAAATTCCCCAAAATACCCAAGACATATAACTGCGATGCATGCGGCATTGAAACCAGTAACAAAAAAGATTACAATAAACATTTATTGACATCTAAACATAAAAATAGAACAAATGGAGGAGATTTAGAACAAAGTAAATTTATATGCAAAAAATGTAATAAAATATATAAGGCTCGGAATAGTTTATGGTATCATGAAAAAATATGTGTAAATGAATCGGAGGAAACTGATGAGATCCCTCCGATAATTAAAATGAATGATGATGAATCTATTAAAATTCTTACAAATTTAGTATTGGAAATAGTAAAAAATAATTCTGAATTGCAAAAACAAACTAATGAATTGCAAAAACAAAACCAAGAATTAAATAAACAAGTCTTGGATGTATGTCAGAAAATTCAACCTGCGAATAATATAAATAATAATAATATTAATTCACATAATAAAACCTTCAATCTTAATTTCTTTCTGAACGAACAATGCAAGGATGCTATGAACATTATGGACTTCGTCAACACATTCAAGCTGGATTTTTCCGACTTTGAGAGAATTGGTGAAGTGGGTTATGTAGAAGGCATATCCAACATTGTGATAGATAAATTGAATGAGATGGATGTTTACAAGAGACCAATTCATTGTAGTGATGCGAAGAGAGAGATTATGTATGTAAAAGACAAGGACGTCTGGGAAAAAGAAAATGCCAACAATGATAAAATACGCTTGGCTTTAAAACATATTACCAAGAAGAATACCGACCTGATTCGCCCTTGGGCAATTGCGCATCCGGGTGTCTTGAATAGCGATCACCGATTAAGCGACAAATACCAGGAAATGATTATCGAAGCCATGGGCGGTAACAAGAAGAACAAGAACATGAAAGAAGGGGAAGACAAAATTATTAAGAAAATTAGTAAAATGGTATTAATTGACAAAAATTATGTAAAAAATGAATGAAGGTATATACTATAAAAATCTTATATACAGATAAAAGTATATAAGATATATAAGACTTAAAATGTCCAAAAAAGAAATTGATTATTCAAACACTATTATTTATAAAATATATTGCAATGACCCAGCAGTTACGGATGTCTATGTCGGACACACAATCAATTTTGTGCAAAGGAAACATGCCCATAAACAGAGCTGTAGCAATTTGAAAACGATGAATTATAAGTGCAAAGTGTATGAAGTGATTCGGAATAATGGCGGTTGGTCAAATTGGAAAATGGAAATCGTTAATTTTTATAATTGTCGGGATCACTATGAAGCACGACAAAAAGAACAAGAATATTTTGTTTCTTTAAAAGCAACATTAAATAGCATTGAACCAATGCCCAAACCAAAAGTTATTGTGGATAAAGTTGTAACAACAAACACTAAAAAATTAAATTTAATAGTAACGAAACCAGAAAAAGTACAGACAGTTCTAACAAAATTCTCTTGCGTTTTATGTCATTATTTTACATCTCGTCGTAGTCAATATGATCGTCATTTAAACACTAGTAAGCATATAAAAATGTCAAATGTCAACAAAATGGAACCAAAAAGTTCCAGTGAATATAAATGTAGTAATTGTGACAAAGTTTATAAAGATAGATCCGGTCTATGGAAGCATAATAAAACGTGTATAGAAGAAAATAATCAGGAAAATATAGTAATAGAAGAAGAAAAAGAACAACCGAAAATAAAAATATTAACTAATCTTGTCTTAGAAGTTGTAAAAAATAATTCAGAATTGCAAAAACAAACCCATGAATTGAAAAAACAAATGCTGGAATTGTATAAACAAATACCAAGAAATGATTATTGAAGCCATGGGTTGAAACAAGAAGAATAAAATTATTACACCTTCGCACATTTAAAACGCCGATTTTTAAATGTAGTTAATTATTCTTTTATTTTTTTAATATAAAAAATTGATTTAAATTATCGTTTATATTAGAGATATTATACCTTAATGAATAATACAGAAGAAATGAGTTTCGCCACGATGAAGAATATGAATGTTGAAGAATTTATGAAACATATTACAACATTTGAGAGTGTTGATAGTATATTGGATACTTGTAAAAATCAATCCGAAAAAGGATTTATATATGAACGCCTATGGGATGTATGTATTAAATTTGGATTTTGTAATCATTTTCAAAAATCTGATTTTACGCATATGATTGGTAATATGAATAATGGAAATCTGAAACCACTCACAACCTTTACACATTATTTAACTGAAAAAGTTGTGAGTGGTAATTCAAGCGGATGTTCGGATATATCCTTATTCAATAATGCCGACGATACCTTTACTTTTATCAGTTCTAAATATCCTAAAAGTAAAGATGATATTACTAAACAAAAATCAGTTGCTTATTACGAAGTTCAAAATATAATTTCGGTGATTGATGCGAATAAACATATTTATCCTAATTTTAAAATTTGCTTACTTGTCCCCGATAAGAAGTCCGTTTTGGAAAAGGTTAAAAATGCAAACAAATCAAGTAATTATATTACGAAGTATATGACCGAACAAAATATTTTGGATAAGAATGATTTGAATAAGTGTTTCCTACGCTTTAAGGCGGATATGCTTAAACATATGAAGGCAAGTAAAAATGGTAAAATTAATTATGATGAAATCTATTTATCACCTAAATGTAATTTATGTTTGAGATTTCATCAAGAACTTATTACACAAAAAACATCTAATCTTATTGAAGAAGGATATAAATGCTTTCTATGGGGTTGTAAATGTAGAAGTGGTAAAACTTATATGTTTGGTGGTTTAATTATCAAGCAGTTTGAAATCAAACAAAAATTAAATGTTTTGATTATTACACCAGCACCAACAGAAACAGCACCACAATTTACGGATGACTTATTTAATAAATTTAAAGAGTTTGAAGCATTCAAGATACACCATATTGATGGATCTAAAAATATTGAGGGTTTGGTATTGGGTGAGAGTAATATATTCGTTATGTCTAAACAACTATTACAAAAATATATTGATGATAAAACTATTATGAAAATTAAGAATCTGAAATTGGATATTATTGGTTTTGATGAAAACCATTTTAGTGGAACTACTGATTTATCCAAATCTATTTTAGATTCTTACTCATCCAAGAACACGATTAAAGTATATCTAACAGCAACTTATAATAAACCTTTGCGTGAATGGAATATACCCGAAGAATGTCAAATGTATTGGGATATTGAAGACGAACAAATCTGTAAAAGCATTTTGGTAGATGAGTCAAATGTTGAGAAATTAAAAGAAAAACACGGCGATACAAGTATTACCGCAACTATTAAGTATTTTACTGATAAAGGTTTATCTCTGATTGATATGTTTAAACCCTATGAAAATATGCCCGATTTGTATTTGATTACAACGATGTTTGATAGTCAAAGATACGATATAATTAAAGATAAAATTATGGGTAGTAAGTACGGGTTTTGTTTTGATGTATTGTTTGCACTAAATAAACAAAAGACGAAGTTTCAATTTGAAAATGAGGTGAAAACTATCTTACGCTTTATATCGGGTTCAAACAAAGAAATAGATTTCAAAAATGGTGATAAATCTATGTTTTCACGGATTTTGAAAATATGTTCTGATAAAGAAACCCGCATACCTTTTACACAAATTTGGTTTCTACCAAGTGATAATATTAATGAGATTTCAAAATGTTTAGAACAACTAATGAAGGAAGATAATGTCCTCAAAAAATATAATGTATTATGTATTAATCGTAAGAATAAAGATTTAGCAAAAGATATTAAGGAAGATATTACAAAACAAGAAAAAATCGCAAAGGCTGAAGGCAAAGAAGGTTTAATTTTATTAGCGGGTAATATGCTGACCTTAGGCATTACATTAAATATGTGTGATGTGGTCGCTTTAATGAATAATACCCTTTCATCTGATAAAGTTTTACAACAAATGTATAGATGCATGACCGAAGGTTCTCAGAAGAAATTAGGGTTTGTGGTAGATTTGAATATAAGTCGGGTTCTTAATACTTGTGTGAATTACACGATATATAAGAATGATAAAAGCACCGAAGATAAAATTAAGTATCTGATTGAAAACCACTTAATTAATATTGATGTGGATATGATGGAACAAAAGAAGTTAAATAGTGATGCGATTGTATCTAAATTAATGGAAATTTGGAAATCCGATCCAATTAATAGTTTCAAATCTCTATTGCGAAACTTGGATAATGACTATGTGGAGTTTGATACATCCACACAGAAGATGATAAACAAATCATTTACCAGTTCATTAAAAGACGATAAGGTGAATACTACAATTGAAATCAAAGACGAAGATGATGAATTACAAGAACTACCGTCAGGCAAAGAAAAAGTTAGGGATGATAGTGATAAATCCGAAAAATCGGAGAGTGGAGATGAAGAAGAAAAACCTGAAAAAGAGGAGATTAAAATCTCATTTACCAAAGATGTACTGCCATATGTGATACCCTTAACTTGTATCTTAACTATTAAGAATGCGAATAAGGATTTCGTTAAGATGTTAAACGACATACAAGAAAATCCTGAACTATTGGATATGTTTGATGATATGTGTTTGATTTGGTGGAATAAGAAAGATTTAATAAATATTATAAAAAATATAGTTTCAAAATATTTTGATAAGAATTCTAATACCTATAATATCTCTATTAACTTTAAGATGTCGTTGCAAAGTTTGATAGATAGTCCTAAGGAATTATTGGAATTAATTAATGAATGCTTGAAACCCAAAGAGATTGAAAAAAAGAAATTTGGGGAAGTTTTCACCCCGATGAGTTTTATTAATAATGATATGTTGGGCGATTTAGAAGCATACTACAAAGAAAAATATAATAAAAACATCTTTGAAGATGAAACTTTGAAATGGGGTGATACAACCACAGGAATGGGAAACTTTCCGATTGCGATTTATTACAAGTTAATGGATGGTTTGAAGAAGAAAATACCCAACGAGAAAGACCGCAAGAAACACATCTTAGAAAAAATGCTGTTTATGGCGGAATACAACAAGAAAAATTGTTTCATCGTTAAACAAATCTTTAATATGAATAATGAGTTCAAACTCAATTTGTATGAGGGAGATTCTTTACAATTAGATATTCAGAAAGAGTTTGGAATTACTAAGTTTGATATTGTAATTGGCAATCCACCATATAATGAGGAATTAAAATCAACAGGAGCAAAAGCATTATATAACAAGTTCGTAGAGTATTATATTGAAAAGTGCAATTTGTTATGTTTTGTAATGCCTTCCCGATGGTTTTCAGGCGGTAAAGGATTAGATAGTTTTCGTAAAAATATGTTAGAACGAACGGATATTGTCTATATCAAACACTTTGACGATGCTTCAACTATATTTGGAAATTCAGTTGAAATAAAAGGTGGAGTTAATTACTTTCTCAAAGATACTCATCATAATGGTGATTGTAAATTTAATGGTTCAATCACTAAATTAAATAATTATGATGTATTTGTTGATGGAAAATACCATCCTTTAATTCTTAAATTAATAAAGCTTGATTCAATTACTAAATATTATATTAGTCAAGATTATTATAAAATACAAACAAATGATACACGATTAAAATCTGAAAAAACGAAAGATACTATTAAATGTTATGTATCTCAACAAAAAGGTTTTGAAAAGCATATAACCAAATCTGAAATAAATAAAGATATAACAAAATGGAAAGTTATTACAGCAAGAGCAAGTAGTGCAAATAACGATTGTTTTGGAAATACCTTTATTGGAAAACCGAATGAAGTTCATACAAAAAGCTATATATCTTTCAATATTAATAGTGAGGATGAAGCAAAATCATTAGTAAGTTATATGAGATGTAGATTGCCAAATTTTATGTTATATTTAAGAAAAAATTCTCAAGATATTTGCGAATCAACTTGTAAATGGATACCCTTACCACCCTTAAATAAAGAATGGACTGATGAGGAAGTCTATAAACATTTCAAAATATCCGAAGAAGAAATAAAACTAATTAACGATACCAATATTATTGGTTATAAGAATATTGTTAAGCAAACCGAAGGGAGTGTTGAAACACCTGAACCCAAACCAAAACGAGTGAGTAAGAAAAAAGCACAGGTACAAGAACCTATTATAGTAGAGGCAGTATTAGAACAACCAATTGAACCAAAATCTAAACCTAAACCTAAACGGGTCTTGAAAATTAAATCTAAGGTTGAAAAAGTTGCTGAACCTATTATTCAATCACACGAACCCGTTGTAGTTGAAGAGATTAAACCAAAAAAAATAGTAAAAAAGAAATTCAAATTAATTGAGGTCTAAATTAATTATGAACTTTATTTATTGTGTAAAATTTTATATTTTTTTATTCTACAAATATTTTATATCATATAATATAATTATTATATAATATAAAATGACAACACATAAAAGTGAGGATTATAAAGTATCAGCAGTTAATTACTACCTAAACGAAGATACAACCCAAGAAGAAGTTTGTAAAATATTCAAATGTTCGGCGAGGAGTTTAATGCGTTGGGTAGATAGATTTCAAGAAGAGGAAGAAATTAAAAGACACAATCGGAAACCAATAGCGTATAAAATACATAAAGACCAAGTGAAATTTATTTTAGCAGAATTAAAAAATAATAAAACGATTACGATGGATGATTTATTAGTAAAACTTAAAGAAAAATACCCAACTTTAACATTATCAAGGTTTCATTTAAGTCGCATCGTAAGGGACAATAATATTACTTTGAAAATAACACGGATAAGACACGAACCGACAAAACGCTTTGGAAAGGAAATAGACATAAATGCAAAAATTAAGGATTTTTACAAAGAGGTTAAAAAATATAATTTAGATGATATTATTTGTATTGATGAAACCAGTATAAAATCACTACAAAAAAGACATCATTGTTATAGTGATATTGGTAAAAGATGTGTGATAAAAACTGAATCACAAGAGGTCTTTAAGAAATATACAGGCATTTTTGCGATTTCTACCAAAGGCGTTTTAGGGTGGGAGTTATATGAAAAAAGTGGAATAAACACTGAACGGTTAGTTGAGTTTTTAGAGAAATATATTACTACAAAGTTCAAGGATAAATTAATTATTTTAGATAATGCGAGTTCGCATAGAAACGAACGCATAAAAGACTTAATTAG